CTATGAGTTTGAGTCTAAGAATATCTCCTCAATTGCTACAATATCACTTTCTTTCAAACGAATAATATGATTTATCCCATCTGGGAAAATATCAATTTCATCTTCACCAGACTCAGTACCTATAGCAGGATAGTAGTCTATGACTTCTCCGATAATAATTAAACTATTACAAGTAAACACTCTTACATGTTTCTCAAAGAAATCACTTAGTTTCATAAAATATATGTCCTTTTATAAAAGTTTCCCAAAGATAAAGGAAAATGATGCAAGTTATCTATAATATATGTTAAAGCAATACTCTTCTCCAACATTTTCATTTTAAGAGCGAGCAACGGGAATCAATGACATATATATAATGGTTAATGCCAAGTGGTAATATCATCTATTTTTAGCGATTTATGACTGTCTGTGTTTATGATTTTTTATGTATTTATAATAGAAAGGTGCCAAACTGGGTGCCATAAAAAAACAGCCTACCCTCAAAGAGAGTAGGCTTTTATAGTTGAAATCTATTTTAGGTCTTCTTCAGCGTTTTCTTCTTCAACTTTTACTTCTGGTAAACCACCTAGAGAAGTAAGAATAGAAGCAATTGCGGTAACACCAGCAATAGAGAAAATCTGTGTCCAATTTAAATCTGTAAAACCAACTGCACCTGTACCCATTAAAGATACTGCCGTTTGTGCTGCGGTTTTGATTGCTCTCACAAGAGCGGAAGCTAACCATCTTTTCCAATAATTTTTGTCTTTCATTAATTATCCCTTCTTTCTTCGATTTGTCTAATTCTGTCACTTAGAAATGTTACGGATGTTTCTGTTTGAGCGAGTCTGTTTTCCAGAGACATAACGCGGTTGCTTACATCCCTGGTTGTAGCTTTTAAATCTGTGATTCCTTCTTTGACGTATGCGATATTCGCATTCATCTTCCCTAACTCTTCAGCCAGTTCTTTAGCCTGGTCTTTGTTACCCTTATGAATTGTTGCATTAACACTCCAAATTGTTACAACTAGACCGATAAGAGATACTAGCAGACTAAGATAAACAGGATTGATTCCATCCTTCATTTAGACACCTCCTGTTTTATAAACCGTAATAGATTTGGTCTACTGCGCGCTGTACTGCATCTGGATCATACCCTGCTGCGCGTAATGCGTTAATTCTATCTTGACCGTTACCATAATCACCACGGTAGACCGCTTCAGCAATAGCACTCATGTCATCTTGTGCTGAAGCTGTATTATCGCCGCCTTGAAGAATTTCATTTACACGTTGCTGTACTGCTACGTTGTCATATCCTGCTGCAGCTAATGCATTGATACGGTCTACACCGTTACCAAACTCACCAGCGATAACACGATATGCAATAGCATCGATAGAGTAGTCAGTTGTTGCTACAACACCACCATACATTTCATTGATGCGTGCTTGTACAGCACTATACATATCGCCTAACGCGGCACGTCTTGCATCACCATTGCCGAACTCACCTGCAATTGCTCTAAGTGCTAAGTCTTCAACATCTCCACTCACTGCTTGTGTTGGTTGTGGTGTAACTGCACCACCTGCCATAGCCGTACGAATATCATTCTCGATAACATGATTTACCTGCATAGCGTGAATCGTAGGACCTGGACAATTTGTAGCCACGAACATGCAGTGCTCTGTCAATGTTGCGGATGGAGTTCCATCATAGTATGGATAAATTCCGTAACGATTGCAGATGTCTGCACATAGGCTAATCAAAGAAGCATACGCTGCTTGACTGATTGGCCAATCGCCACCAGTCTCACTATTTGCTACTTCAATAGTGATTGCGCGATCATCGTTTTCCCAGTTAGCGGATGTCCACGGATGATTTTCTTCATCGACATAACATGCGATTCGGCCATCTGATCCAATTCCATAGTTAGATGACGCTTGTCTATTTGGATTTAAAAAGACGTTCCCACACGTCTCGATTGAAAGATTACCAGCCATGTGATGGATAGTGATCTTTGATATTGAATTGTATCGTGAGCCTGAATGATTAGGACTCATGATTGTTGCATTGGTTAAAGCTGAATATCCCATAAATTATTCCTCTACTTTCTCTGCTTTGTTGTTGCTTAATTCTTCTAACTGCTCTGTTGTTAAAGCCAAGTCTTCATCCATTTTCTTTTCCTCTTTCTTTCTATCTAAAAAGGCGGCCACATTGGTCGCCTTAATAGCAATATTTACTTTTTGTAATCCCAGGTATTTCCGAAACCTGGCTCATTACCCTTATTTCCGTCAATCTTTGAGACAAATACAATTCCTCTAGCGATAACTAAATCACCCTTGTTATAGGTCTTCTTTTCGTCCCACGGCTCCACTTTCTTTTCCTTTGTTAAGTCATCATAAAGCAAAGGTGTTTTATCCGGAGTTTGACCATCTTTTGATGTATGATCAGAAACAATAGAATATGGAATACCATTAAAAATAATACGTTGGCTCTTCTTATAATTTGTATTTGAACTCCAATCATCCAAAAACGCTTTGTACTTCTTGACCATTTCCACACTAGCAGTTTGTAGCACGTCATTAACAAAAGGTTTCACATCTTTGAAGTGACTAGCCTCAATATCTTTTTCAGGCACATCCGTCAAAATGAACGATAGCATGTATCCTGTACCAGATTTAGAAAAGGTTAACGGCTCTGTATACATTTTTGCAGCAGGCCCATCGTCGAATGAAACATCATGGATCACACCCACCTCGAACGAGTCAATTAGAATTTTTAAATTCTCAAAAACTGTACGCTGAAAAGTAACAACGCTTTTATTATTACTAGGAACTTCTGTAAATTTTTTTCCATCAATTAGCATTCTATACCGCCTTTCTAACTAACAGAACATCCACGTTTATTTCTCCTGCCGGAAGAACATATCCATCATTCCACATATTACCAACATACAGAGTTACTGATGTCGTATTCCAACTGTGGATATTGCACAAACATCCTGTGGTCGTCGCGCTAATAGGAGCAATCATACTATATCCACTAGGAACATTAATGTTGACAACTGTTAGATTAGATGAGTTATAGTTTACGGTTTGTCTGGGTGCGGTAAATCGACGAACGATAAATGTATCGTTACCACCAATAGCCAATCCATTTTTAGCGTTGATCTTACCTGCCACATCGAGTTGTCCTTTTGCTGTTGTGTTCTGGCCATTAAAAGTAAGAGCGTTATTAACTGCGTCAACTTTAGGCTTTAGCGCGTTGATTTGATTCTGCAGATTACCTGCTGCATCAGTGCCTAGTTGATTCTTAATAGATTCGAACCATGCATTAAACGCTTTGATGTATTCCATCTGCAAAACACTTTGGTCAAAATCATACTTGACTAATGCATGTACAAATTTTCTTGAATCGGTCACTGCAATTTGTGATAAATTACTAGGGTTTGCAGGAACCGCAACTAAAGCTAACAATAAGTACTTATCATCCAGTTGCGGAGCGACTGGTGAACTTGCTAATGTTCCATCAACACATACAGGAATCACTTCCCTATTAACTTCATCAAAATGCAATGCAACTGCAGTGATTCTAGATAAAGTTCCATGTGCTCGTGTTAAAGGCAAAGTAATAACAGAATCAGCAGTGAACCATCGATTATTCAAAAATGCCCTACCTGGTCTGATTTGAACCTGCATCGATGCTTGTTCAACACTAACCTGTAGAGCATCTGCAGATGACTGTACTACGCCATCACTCACTAAACCTCCGAGATAATTTGAAATATCATTGGCATCATACGTTCTATCATATGAGCCGTCCGTGTTTTGTTTTGCATTAAAAAAGCCTGATCTATATGCCATTTTCTACCACCTCCATTGTTGGCAAAATTGTACGCCCATCTACTGAATCAGATAGTGTTGTTGATGAAACCAAAACTTGCACATCGTTTCCATCAAAAGATTTAACGTGAGCAATATCGCCTATGGAATAATATTTATCAAATTGATTATCTAACCCAGAGTCAACCTCTACATCGTATTGTCTTTTAATATCCTTTAATCCACGCATAGCATATGTTTTTAGCATATTTTTATATTGTTGTTCGCTTAGCTTATTACCCGCAATTTCAGAACTATAACTTGATCCGTCGATATACGTTTCAAACCTATCCCAACCAGTTTTATCCCCAACACTCTGAGTGACTCTTGGAGCATTTTCTCTATCTTCTCCGCGGATTAATGCTACATTTGAATACTTCGAAATATCATCATAGTAGTCATTTGCAATCATATTGCCACGCTCAAAAGAAAAGAACACATTTGTGTTCCTAGGCTCTTTAATCTCAAGTAGATAGTTCCCATTAACAAAAGACAAGCTATACCCCAAATTAAATTCTTTTAAAGAACCTTCTAGCCAATCTAAAACGCTAGCACTTTTGATTGTTCCATCAGTTTTATACTTTTCTAAAAATGCATGTTTAGATTTATCAAACGTAATTGGTAATCCCCTCATGTTCTGAGAGATAACCAAATCAATCGCTTGCAGTAAGTTTGGATTTTCTTTTCTGATTTCATCCCAAATAATTCTTCTAGATAGTAACGACTTTGCACATCTACCACTTGCAATAAGAATCAATCCTTTATCTAAAGACACTTTAGTTTGGACCTTCTCAATAATCATGCGATGCGATTGATCTTTATCCAAATATATTTGCTTACCGACCTTTAAAATTTCAAAGGTTGTTTTTAATAAAGGAACTTCTAAAGAAAAGTCACCTGTTGATTTAAATGATTCTGTCCAAATCAAACTAGAGTAATTATCAATAACACCTAACAGTTTCAAACCGTTATTTTCTGTAATGTTAATAATCATATTAAACCCCGTTATATAGTGTTTCGTTTTCAACAATTACCTGCATGTGCTTCACTCCTGATTCAGCGTTGACATAGATCAAATTATCTCCAGACAACAAAGTGATCCAATCGCTTGTTCTATCCAAACTATCAATCATATTCGTTTTGTCTAAGGCTACATCGTCTATATAGAAGACGCTCTTTTCGCCGACAGCCGTTTTAATTAAGAGCTCGTCATTATTGTTGATTGTTGCTTTGATATGCATTCTCTTGTCAGTTGTCTGATTGTAGATAACTGGATTAATCACATCTCCACCAATTGCTTTTATGTGGATAGTACACCCAACATCTTCGGTGCCTTTGTTCAGAACGGATTGGTGGTCTGTACTTGATAAGCTACCGAATGGAACTGGCATAGTAATGCTAAATGGAAAATGGAATCCATAACTTACTGTGTTGTACGATGTTACAGATTTTGAAGTTTCAACAAAATATGGAGAAAAACAACGTATTGAAATAACAATCAGGTCATCTCTATAGAACTGTTGATCGCTTACGCCTTCAACATACCCATCAATGTATGCATTCAAACTAGGACTGTAGTAATATACCCTTACTTTCTTTTTAGACATAAAGAAAGAGTGCAGAGCATGTCTATTTTCATCAACAGGCTCTAGCACTTTAATTCGTAGCGTTAGTGTTCTTATGGATAGTCTAGCACTTGTCATTCGTTCTCCGTCGTAATTAGCACCTTTAGATGAACTATATTCAGCACTAACAGGATTTAATCCGTCAACTGGATCGCATAGAATGAACCGATTGTCATTCCTGAAGTCTAGTGTCTTTCCATTAGATTCAATAATTAAATATTTATATCCCATATTAGATTGTCTCCAGTAATGCTCTCTTAAGTTGTCTATACGTTTCTAAAGGGCTCAGTTCTTTAGGACTATAGTTATTTTGATTAATAGTAATTGAACGTTTTGAGCTTGAGTTATCTCCATCCGTCAACAAATTCTTCAGATAGTTTTCAGACATAATTACTTCTCTTGCAGTTTCACCACCACCTAATAGCTTATTGCCACTAGCGCCAAAAATGGTTGCTCCATCTAAAATACGCGGATTCTTTGTGGCGCGATCAAACCAATCTACACTAAGATGCGGAACTTTTGGTGGCACTAGAGAAAATTCTCCTGAAATATTAAAGTGTGGCAAATCAATATGTGGCAGGCTCCAATTAAAATCAAAGATTCCCTTTAGCCAATCAACAATCGGAGAAACAAATGATTTGATACCATCAAAGACATTTGTAAAAGTATCTTGAATTGTTGTAAGCGGTCCTCTTACTGCATCGATTAGCCATTCTGCCGCATCACCAATTGCTGTGAACACTGGTTTTAAAATACCATTCCAAAAATCTGAAATGGCGCTAAAAACTGCTGATACGACCGTCACAATTCCATTAAATACTGTGCTAAAAACTGGCATTAACACATTACTAAGAAATGTGCCAATTGCTGTAAAGGCAGGCAAAAGAATATTTTGCCAAGAACCAGCAATTAAACTAAAGACTGCTTGAACGACTTCCCCAACAGCCATAAAAATAACCTGGATAATTGGCCACAATGTATTTTGTGCAAAATCACCTATTGCTTGTAGCGTCGGTTGTAATGTGCTAGTCCAAAAGCCAGCAATAGCATCTATGACACCGCCAACTACTTCTTGAATGTTCTTCCATGCATCATTAACGAAGTTTCTAAAATCCTCGTTATTCTGATAAAGCAGAACTAATCCTGCAATAATTGCACCAATTGCTAATAAGATTGGATGTCCTAGCAACATCGATATTCCACTAGATAATTTACCAATTGAGCCTGTGATGCCAGAAATAATAGAAATAACAGGACCTGCTGCAGCCAAAACCCCAACAGAAGCAAGAATAAACTGTTGCATACCAGGGTCTAATCCTTCCCACTTATCTATTAAACTGACAACTGTATCACTTAATGTGGCAATAACTTCATTTAAAGCAGGCATGACTGCTTCAGCGATTTTATATCCGAGTAACTGTATGTTATTCAACGCAATTTTAAAATTGTCAACAGGGTCTAAAGTTGCCGTATAAGTATCTGCAACAGAGCCTAATGCATCTTGCAATGATACGCTAGAATCAACAAACATATCTGCAGATAGAGTGCCATTTTGAAAAGCGGCATATAACTGTGGACCAGCCTTTGCACCAAACACAGAAATTGCGCCATCTGTGGAAGATAGCGCTTTTACGAAAGCATCTTGCATGCTAATGCCTTCACTCATTGCGTTTGCTTGCACCTTTTTAAGACCCATCATAGCAGTCGAAACATCTACACCAGATTTCTCTAAGTTACCAAGTAATGTATCTGCACTCGCTGCGTTTAAACCCATACCCTGTAGAGCCGTTGCATTAGTTACAAGGCCCGTTTCTAGCGAATCCATGCCGATACCTGTATCCTGCCCCCCCTTTTTCAAGGAAAATGCGAAGCAATCCCTTTTCAA